CGACCAGACCCCTTAGGCTTTTTTCCCGTTCCTTTTTTTGGATCCGCCACTGATAGCTCCTTTCAACATTTTAGCTTGTTTGGTATGAGCTTTTACTGCTTTGCCCAATCCCTTAATTACTTTTTTAATTGCTTTTTTCTTTAACATTTCCATCTCCTTCTCGCCTGACGTAGTCTAGAATTAGGATTCTTTGCAGCTTTCGGAAATTTTTTCATTTGACCGGCGCTTCTCGCGCAGAAGGACTTACGTCTCTTCGCAGCTTTAGATCCTGGTTTTACTTTACCCGTCACGGCTGTTTTTAGTTTTGAACCGGGATTTAATCTTCGGTATGCTTTGACACCGGCTCGTGTCATACCAGCTCCAGATTTTGTAGATCTGAAATTCTTTTTGTTTCTCGCAGGCATAGTGCCTTTGTTATATAGCTCTCTTGGCATTTGTGATCTTGCTATCATATTCTTTGTAATTCAGGATTTTTAGTTGTAATATTTTTTTCTGCTCTTGGTCTAGCGATAGAGTCTTTACTTCTTTTACGAAGCTGTGCCATAGCAGATTCTTTTAATTGTTTTTCTTTTTTTAATCTTTTTAAATCTTTTTCTAAATTCATTATATTAATCCTTTATAATATTTTTGATAACTTGGATTAGAAACTTTAACCCCACCTAGATCTCCAGATATGTAACTGCCTGTATAATTTCTCTGTGCTTGTCTCACCATAGAATTTTCTCCACTAGCTGAAGTACCTAATGCTCTTTTCTTTCTTGTAAATGTTTTAACGTTAGTTGGTTTACCACCCACACCTTGAGCTACCGCTCTTTTTCGTTTGACAGCACTCGCCCTTTCGCCTTTTGTCATCCGTGTGGCTTTTGCAAGTGGGACGCATTTCGGATATTTTCTCTTCGCGTCCGCTTTCTGTTTTGAACGGCCACATTTTGCGAAGGAGCCATCTTTTTTTCTGCTCCCAATATCCACCCATTTTTGTTTGAACCATTTATCTAAACCGTTTTTTGCCATTACACTTCCATCATGATAGTCATGTCTTCATCGACATCTCTCATCAATCCGCCATTACGTGCTGGTTTACGACCTTTAAAATCTTTTCTTTTTACTCCAGAAGGATCTTTGATCTTACCTGCACAAATTTTGCTGGCGTATGCGTTCGCGTATGCACTGGGATATACCTTAAATTTTCGTTTCGCTGCGGCCTTACCTCTAGGACATAACTTTGTCATTATCTTTTCCTCGCTGTTTGTTTTGCACGTTTAAAGTCAGACGCTTTTGGTGCACCCTTTGCACCTTTCTTTCGCATCTTACCTCCACGTTTTCTTTTAGCATGGATGTTAGCGTATAAACCTGGACCTGCCATTATGCTTTACCTCCACGTCTAAAATGTTTTTTTCCTCGCAAAGCCTCCAAACGTGCAGAAGGCTTTGTAGGTTTCTTTTTCTTTTTTCCTTGCAAAGTTTTTAATAACTTTTGCAGATTTTTTTTACGAGACATTATCTATTGATCTTGCCTTTTTTCTTCATCTTAGAACCAAACTTACCGTAAGACTCATCTCTGCTAGCTTTTAATTGCTTTGCAGTTCTTTTCTTACGAATTCTCATTGCGATAGATTCATCTTTTCTATCTTTGTAGCCTTGTTTTTTCTTACCAACTTTTTTCACGGCTCCTCCTTTTTTCATCATTTTTCCGCCTCTCATTCCCATATCAGGTGAATAAAAACCAGATGCTTCGTCTTTTCTTCTAGTGCCAGAAATCATTTTTCCACCACCCATTTTCATTGCACGTCCACCCATCTTGAAACCAAAACCAGGGACCTGTTTATTGAATCGTTTATTAGGCATTATTTTTTTCCTCCGTTCCTAAAAATTTGTGTACCCTTTATACCATAAATTGACGCCACGACAAGGATCCACAAATTGGTGAACCATGACGGGAGCTGTGAGAACATGTCGAAGAACAATTTTACTTTGTCCATCGCAGTCGGGTCATCCGAGATGACTGCCCAAGCCAGCACCAACACGGGCAAACTTAAAATTATGAGAACGGCTTCATCTTTCCAGTCTGATTGACGAGCTTCTAATAATTTTCCCTGGTAAGCTTCCTCACCACGAGCTTGTCTTTCAGCATGCAATAATTGTGCATCTGACATAGCCATTTTTGCTTTTTGCTTGTTAGCATAAATTTTACTACCAGCAGAAACGGCTAATTTAATTGCCTGGAACCACATAACTTAATACCAAGTTGCTGTTTTCTTTTTATTCGCCAACATTCTCTTAGTTCCTTTTACTTGAACTTGATCTCCAGTTGGTATGTAATTTCTTTGCATACCATCTGCAGTAGATTTAGATCTTGGATCTAACTCTAGATTTTGAGAAGCGGGCTCAACAGTTATTCCACCATTAGAATACCCATCTTTGTTTATATCCAAAGATTTAATTGTATCTACTTTAGGTGACTTATCTACTTTTGCCATTTTTCCTCCTATTTTTACTTATACCAGCTCTGTTTAAAGCTATTGCAATCGCTTGTTTTCGATTTTTAACTTTTTTATCAGAGCCACCAATTTTAAGAGTCCCTTTTTTGAACTCTCGCATAACCTTTTTAACCTTTTTTTGACCTTTTGTCATTTTCTTTTCTTCTTCATACCATTTTTAGGTTTTGGTATGACTCCTCTAGCCATTAAAATGTCTTTTTTTGTATTTCAACACTTGGCATCATTTTATCTACATTTGGTATAGATTTGCTCAAGATTGTTTTTTCAATTGATGTATTAGCTCTTAGTTTTGCTAATTTTTCGTTTTGATCTAACTTATCTTGTTTGTCAGATTGGTTCATCATCGCTTTCATACGGTCAAGATTAATTTTTTCTTGTCCTTCTGCTCTTTTACGTTGATTATCCATAGCTCTAAGGTCTAATTCTCTCGCTCTTAACTGCGCAATAGGGTCATTACCAAAACCAGATGTAACTTCTCTTTCTTCTTTTAAAAATTCTTCCATCATCTCTGCTATCAACACAGCTTTTCTACCTTCTATTCTCTGTTTCATTTCTTGTGCTTGCATCTGCATCTGTGGATTTTGCATCATCATCTGTAATTGTGGTAGCTCTTGTGCAAACTCTAATTCTATCTGTTCTTGAGCCATTAATGATATGTGTTCAAAAATATTTTTTTCCATAGCAGCTGTAACCATAGGATTATTTTTAGCAATATTAGTTGCCATAAAATTTAAATGTGAGGTTATGTGTGCTCTGTGATCCTGACCAGGAAACGCTTGAAAAGGTTTTCCTGACAATGCCATAATATTTTCCATACTTGGATCAAGTGGTTGAGGCGGTTGTGGTTTCATTAATATCTGATCAATATTTTTTGTACCCAAAGCCTCATACATACTTCTGTATGCTTGATACATATTGTGCATCTGTGGATTTGATGTTGCCAGTTGCAACTCTGTTTGCGCGAGGGAAATACGCTGAGTTTGTGAAAAGATGTTGGGATCAGCAACTGGCACAATATCTACCCGATCATCAAAGTCTTGTTGTTTAATCATTCTTTGACCCCCAACTACGTCGTACGGATATTCCGGTGGTAGATATAACTTAAAAACTCTTGCTAGTAATTTGAACTCTGCTTTTAGAGATGAATATATTCTTTTGTGAATAGCTGACATGGTTCTTGATCCTCTCTCAAGAAGAGCAACCGTTGTACCGACAGCAGCCTGTTGATTGCCATCGCCAACCTGTAGATCTGCAATTGATGCAAATCTTTGACCAGCTTGCACTACAATACCCATTAAGTTTAATAATGTTGCTGATGGCTCTTTGAATGGCAACATCATAAAAGAATCTTTTAGGTTACCACCAGGAGCATCTACATCTCTAAACTCACCAGGTTGTATAGATTGCGCATCATCTCTTATTCTAATGCCACGCATTTTAAATCCTGCGGGTAGGTTGGAGAGCGTACCCGCATCCAATAATTGACGAAGAGCTGCTGTTGCAGTTCTAGACAGACCACCAATCATATGGATGAGACCGAAGCCATAGAAACCTAATCCAGGTAAAAATTTAAAATGAACAAAGTAATCTATTTTATTTTTCTTCGGATCTCCAATTTCGTAATTTCTTCTAATTGATAAAACTTTTCTTGTGGCTAACTCTACAGTCACGATGTATGGAATTTTAATCCCTGATGGCTCACCCTGATCATCAGTGTGTTCAAAGCCTTCAAGATCTAAATCAACGTGACATTCTAATAAAGTATAAACATCTTCATAAGCAGTTTTTTTAGTCCCCTCAAGTTCTCTTTCTTTTTTCTCTACATCGTTTTCTTCATAACCAGGTGTGCCTAATTCTATGTCAAGATAAAAACCTGCAACCTGTTGTTTTCTTAGATCGTTCTTTGAAACTTTCAACCGGTGAATGACTGCCTCCGCATCGTCTAATGAGGTAGCCGAATAAGGGACAATCAAATCATCTGCCGGTACGAATTTTGACATTGCTCTCTGTTCAAGTTCATCGTAATAAACTTTTTTAAACGCTGAACCTGCAAGAGGAAGATAAAAGAGCATAGAGTCAAATTCTGGCTCATAGTCTGACATCTTTTCCATGAGCTCGTAATTCATGTAATCTTTAACACGCTCTGCCTGTTGTGCTTTTTCCTGACTTGGTGCACCAACAACCTGTGTCCTTACCGGACCGTTTGCTGGCAATAATTCTTTGTAAGCTAACGCTTGAAACTGTGTGACTGCTTCTGCTAAAACTGGATGAGTTGCACCTGATGCTCCCTGAAATGGTTCTGTTCGCATATCGTATTTGAAACCAAGTAAGTCTAGACCTTTGGCATAACTCTGCTCCCAATCTTTTCTTGATGCATTGTATTCCTGATACTTACCTGTAAGATCAGATCCTAATTCATCTAATACTTCTTCTGGTAAAAATTCTGCTAGGTTTGCATAATGTTCGTCACCACCTTCTGGTGATGCTGCGTTTGGATCAAAATCTACTTCTACTGATCCATCATCTTGTTCTGTTACTTCAACTGGTCCTGGTGCTTGTTGCTCGGCTTCAATGGAAGTTTCTACTGCTTCTGTAATCTCTTCTTCACCGGGAATATTAACGCTGCCTCTTGGACCTTGCGTCAAGGACTTGTCTATTTTGTCTGCCATTTATTTTCTCCAATTTGACTGTTTTAACAGTATTATAATTAATATTCAACCCCTGAGGCGTGGGTCCTGATTCAGGCGGCAGGAGCCAATACTTAGGGTAGCTTGATGTTTTTGATTTGGTCATTGTATTTCCCGAATGTTGTTTGTCCTACTTCTTCAAAATCGTCTGTCATTTGTGCTAGATCTTTTGCTCTCTCTTGTGCAGCAAATTCTGAATCTACTCTTCTTCTTGCATTGTTAAGTGCTACCTCTGCATCTCCAGAATCAAATGCCATAAGCTTATCTGCAAAATTTAAATCTAAACCTTGTTCGTTTGCTTTAGTAATTGCAGTTTTAACTGCGTTCACTCCAAAACCAACACCCAAAGGTTTAATAATTTTACCTGCAGTTTTTGCCCCTGTAGTAAAAGCTTTTTTAAACATGTCTCTTGTTTTAGTTTTTTCTGGAATAGGTATTTTATCTGCTGTGGTTATACCAGGTTTTAAACCTGTTAAGCCTTTTATCTTATATCTTTCAGCTGCTTCAATTATAGATTTTTGAGTGTTTGCTTTGTTACCATAATATCCATCATCTAATTTTATTCTTATAGGTCCTACATTAGTGTTTATTTTATCTATTCTAATTTTAGCTTCACTTAAATCTATATTACCTGCTTTTAAAGCTTGAGAAACTTTA